CGGTGTTGTCCACGCCCAGCAGCCGCACGTCGATGCGGTGCTGCTTGAGCGCGTAGCCAACGGTGCCGCTGGCGTATGCCATGGCGTATGCGAATCCGACAAGCGCCGGGCCCTTGGTGGCGCTGGCTGCGTTGGCGAGGTCGAGGGCGAGAGCGGCGGCGCTGCCGCTGTCGACGCCCGCGATGACGATCGGATTACCGGAGCTGTTGAACGCCAGCACACGCGAGGCTCGGTCGCTCGCGGGAGGCAGCTCGTTGACGAGTTCAGGGAACGGCGCGCGAACGGCGCCGCCGACCTGCGCGCGGAACTGCTGAAGCACCAGCCACAGCCGATTGAAGTCGAGGTTTACGGTGTCGGCCAGAAGGTCGCCCTGCTCCTGGTAGTCGGTGTCCCGTTCCAGCAGCATCTCACGCGACAGCAGCACCGGCACGCCGTTGGCCGGCGCGGCGCCGAACTGCACCGTGCCGCCGCTCGGACTGCCAACGCCGGTCAGGGTGAAGTCGGACGCCGGGATGACAACACCGCCGACCTTGACGACCATATCGTCCGCCGCCAGCAGCTGAAACTCATAGGCAAACAGCGTGGTGACGCCGTTGCCGGTGTACTCGTTGAACGGCTGCTGGTCGGTGACGGTCGGCATGGGCCTCGCTCCTGGCGCGGCCTGCCGCCGCTAGAACTCCAGCGTGGCCTCGAATACCCCGCTGTTCGGGCGCCAATCCTCGTGGCGGCCTGCGTCCTCGTTCCTGACCGTTTCCGCTCCGATCTTGGTCGGCTGGTCGGTTACGGCGCCCGATCCGGCGTCGAGGTAGTCGTCGGCCTGCTTCTGCGTGGCGGGGTTCCAGTCCTTCATCTGGTCCCACAGCGGGCCGTCCAGCACGCTGGTGTGCGCCCACAACATGCCGCTCTGCAGCAGCGGCTCCAGCGCCTCCAGGATGCGCTTGTTCTTGTTCTCGACCGCGGTGATGCACGTCACGCCGCAGAAGTTCAGCTTGCGCTGCTTGAGCGCCATCTTCAGGAACTTCTCAGCGCCGTCGCCCAGGCCGTTGGTCTCGACCGTCACGCGAGGGATGCGGAACTTCTCGATCAGGTCGCACAGCTCCATAACCTGGCCGCCGGTGATGCGGTGTCCGTCCTCGGACGTCTCGGCCACGGCGCCCTTCATGCCCAGTGCGCGGTGCCAGTAGTGCCGGCCGAAGCCGTCCTGCAGGTCGAACACGGCCGCCGACACGTCGCTCTTGAGCTTGCCGCTGCTCGGGTCCCAGTGCAGCGCGCAGCCCGTGATCTGCACCGCGCCCAGCCACATGGTCGTGACGCGATTGGCCTTGCGGATCTCGGGCTCGCACTCGTAGGCCGTGATCAGCTCCGGGTCGAGGCGGATTTCGCCGATGGGCTTGGCTTCGAGCATGTATTGGCTATCCCAGGCGTTGAGCGTCAGCGTTTCCTTGCGGCGCTTCCCGATCTCTTCGCGCGTGAAGCGCTCGGGCCAGTTGCAGCAGGCGGCCACGTCGATGACGCAGCCCGGCGGACGGGGGAAGGTCAGCACGCCATCGCGCAGCGTGTAGTCGACGCCCTCCACCAGCATGCGCGCCGGCTTGTAGATGCCGGCCATGACGTAGAAGCCGTCCTCGGCCGCATCGAACGGGACGCGGAACTGCCGGCGCGTCGTCATGTCCTTGTCGAAGCGCAGCGCGTGCTCGAACAGCGGGATCTTCAGCGACGCCGCGCCGGCGGCGATCTGCTCCGGGTAGATCGAGTCGTGCGTGTGCGGCGTGCCGATGTAGGTCTTCTGCGCGCCCGGCACTGCGATGTGGGTCGACTCGCTGATGCGCTGGCGCAGCTTCGCGCGCGCCTGGGGCGTCTCGACGTTGCCTGGCACCTCGACGTCGTCGAAGTCCACGTCATCGGCCCGCGCGCCGGTGGCGTTCGTGTTCACGCCGTTGGCCCGCATCGACGCGTTGCGGGCGTCCCGCGCGCCGACCACCCAGAAGCGCTTCGCGCCCGGCTTCTTCGGCAGCATGCCGCGGGTCAGCGGGTGATTGCGCAGCACGTTGATGGTGTCGGCCGTCAGCATGCCAGCGGTGTCGTTGTCGGCCGACCAGACCAGCGAGCGGTGATGGCGGTCCCGGTACAGCTTCCAGGCCTTGTAGACCGCATAGATGGTCGACTTCGCAGCGCCACGGAACACCATCAGCACGCGCTCGGGCTCGACGCAGGTCTCCAGCCAGGTGCAGATGCGCACATGCAGCAGCGGCACGCGCCACCCCTGCAACCTGGCCCACATCACGAAGAAGGCCAGGAAGGTGACGGGCTTGCGGTCTTCAGCGGCCATGCACCTTGCGGTCGAAGGCCTTCTTCGCGGTGCCGTTCTGCAGCTCGCGCATGAGGCGTGCGGCCTCCTTCTCGGCCTTGGCCACCTCGGCATCCAGCTGGCAGGCCTCGCTGTCGGCGTCGCCCTCCGCCGGCGCGCCTGGCGTCGTCACGCCCAACCCCTGCGACGCGCCGATCATGGCGCCAACGCGTGTGTAGAGCATGCCGGCGCTGGCCGCCGTCTTGCGCACCCAGTACAGGTCGCCGCGGGTCTGCGCGTCCATCTCGCCGATCTTGAGTCCACGGCCCGGCCAGTTGTCCGGGCTGGCCTCGTCGAGGAACACGTCCAGCAGCGTCTCTTCCAGCGCCTGCAGCCGCTCGTATTGGTCTTGACGCATCACTGTGCTCCTGCCACCTGGGTGAAGTCCGGCGCGCGGCCGGGGAGTGCTTGGCCCGGCTCCCAGTACATGCGCTGGTTCCAGTCCTTCATCGCCTTGGCCTTCTGCCGCTGCAGGTAGCCCGGGCTGAGATTTTCCTGCAGCTGGTGCAGGAACGCAGCATCAAGCGAGCGCTTCGCATACCAGAGGCTGGTGAACGGCAGGTGCCCGCGCGCGAACTGCAGGCCCTCGGCGCCGAGGTGTGTGTCCTTGCCGGCGGCGGCCTCGTCGAGGTTGCCCTTCGTCAGCGAGTAGATCTGCGCCAGGCTGCCGGCCGTCGGGCCCAGCAGCTCGAACAGGCCCTGTTGCGGCGCGCGGTCGTCGGTGCTGTCGCGCAGCAGCACGTCGCCGAGGAAGCCAGCACCGCCGCCCTGCGTGAAGGCCTTGAGCCAGAACCTCGGCGTCGTCATGTCGATGGGGTCGCGGCCGCTGACGAGCTGCTTGTTCTGGAAGGCGATCGCGCCCAGGCCGGTGAGGCTGAGCATCAGCGCCGCCGAGTAGGCCGTGCGGTTGGCCAGCGCCGGGGCGCCATCCAAGCCTTGTGGGGCGTCGAACGCACGGCGCCAATGCCGCGTGATCATGGCGACGGGGAAGCTCTTGAACTGCATGACGCTGCGCGCGATCTCGCCTCGGTGCGTTCCAGTCTGCATGCCGCCCAGGCTCTGAATCGTCTTGGTGGCCAAGTCCGGGTTCAGAACCGCGTACTCGCTCTCGTCGGTGATCAGGCCCAGCACCTTGTTGACGACCTCCTGTGCCCGCGCGTCGCCCGTGGCCATGATGGACTCCGGCGTCAGGTGGTCCATGCCCTTGAACGGTGTCAGCTTGGCCTGGGTAATGACGCTCCAATCCTCCTCGGTCAGGCCCTTGCGCTGCAGGTGCGTGCGGTCCCATTCGCTGAGGTCGGCCCAGCTCTTCTTCGAGATGCGGCCCAGCCCTTGCATCATGGTCATGCTGAACGCGCGGCGCAGCGTGTCAGTCCAGGCGTTCATGAGCGACAGCTTCATGGTCGCGTTGGACAGCCGGCCGCTCCAGTTGTGGCCGATGTTGTCGCCGCTCCAGCGGCTGAGGTCCGAGACCATGGAGTCGGCAAGGATCGCGTGCGATGCCAGGAAGTCGCGCGTCTCGGCGCCCATCGTGCGCCCCACATTGGCCAGCGCGTCGAAGTAGTTCAGGCGGTTGTAGCCGGTCGTGATCATGTAGGTGCCCAGGTCCGTGACCGAGGACAACAGCGCGCCGCCGAGCTTGCCGAACACCTGGATGTTGCGGGTGGTCTGGTAAATCTGGGCGATGCGCGCCGACTCCGGGCTGCCGGCCGTGCCGCTGACCACGTTCCAGTACGCCTCGGGCGTGTTGCCGGCAATGCGCTTCAGGCCGCCGTCGGCCTTGCGGGCAATGTCCATCTGCAGCCTCATCTGCGCGTTCGGGTTGGGACCGTAGCGCTCGACGAGGCCGATGTCGCGGGCCAGCGCGCCGACGTGCGCGATCATCCCGTCGTACATGGTGCCGGCGCCGAAGTCCTTCATGTAGGCGAGGTAGGCGTCGCCGTCCTTGAAGTGGATCTGCCGCGACTCGCTGCCGGCATTGGCCCGCGACGCGCCGGTGCGGAACTGGCCCGGCTGCATCTTGTTCAGCCCGTCGCTGGCGATGGTGTCCCAGCTGGCGCGCAGGAAGACCAGCACCTCGGCGTCGTTCATCAGCGAGCCGTCCTCGCGCAGGTAGCGTTGGCGGTCCAGCAGCGGCAGCACCTTGGCCGCATAGGTGCCCTGGCCGGTGCCGCGCACGCGCGCGGTGTCGTGCGGCTGCGGCAGGTAGCCGTAGTCCAGCTTTCCGACATCGCCGCCCGCCGCGTTGAAGCGGTTGCGCAGGTGCTCGATGGACTCCAGCCAGGCCTTCGCGCCGGCCTGCGCCACGACGTTGCCGGTGCCGCCCTTCCCCTGCGCGAAGATCTCCGAGACGATGTCCCGCGTCATGGCTGGGTTCTCGGCGTCGAAGAAGAACATCAGCGCCCGGCGGCCGAAACCCGTGCCGGCGGTCTCGCCCGCGGCCGTGACGGTGTCCATCAGGCCGGCCATGGCCTCGCGCTTGATGCCGTCGATGTACCAGGTGGTCGTGTCCATCTCATGCACCAGGGCCGCGCTGCGGCTGCTGCCGGGGTAGAGGCGCTGCTGGGTCTGAACCCTGTCCTCGGTGGCCGCGGCGGCCAGAACCTGGCGCTGGGCGTTCGCGACCTTGCGCGCGGCCTCGCCCTGAATCTCCTGCATCGCCCGTTGCGCAGCCTCGACGAGTCGGGCATCCTGCGGCTTCGCGGTCCAGGCGGCTTTCTGCTCCCGGGCCAGTTGCCGCATCGCGGCGTCGATTCGGTCGTCGATGGCCTTGAGCTGTGCGGGCGTGAGCGCCCGGCCGGCCGCGGCTTGAACCGCCTGTGCGCACTGAGGCTTCATGTCGTGCTCCTGTTCCTGAAAACGATGGCGGCCATTGCCGCGATGTCGATGGTGATCCCGCTGTACATCTGGGGCGCGTCTGGCAGCTGGCGGCACGGGCTGCACGCGTGGAAGCAGTGGGCGCTGATCATGGGCGTCATTGCCTTGGTCGGGGGCGGCCTGGGCGCGCTGGCGTCCCTACTGTCGTAGCGCGCACTGCACAGCCACTTCCAGCAGGCGGGCGTCTGCGACCTCCTCGCTGGCTGCGCGCTGCACCTCTGCCAGGTAGTCGCGAGCCGTCATGCGCTCGGTGGCCACGCCCTTGTCGTCCCAGCCGGTGACGACCTCGGCGTCCAGCGCCGTCGGGTTGGCAGCCTCCAGTTCGGCCAAGCGGGCCTGCTCGGGTGACACGGTGGCCTCGGCCGGCGGCCGGATCGGCTGCGGCTGAAACTGCATCTCGCCGGGCTTGGCCATGGCCTCCTGGGCGATTCGCAGCGCGGCGTTCAGGTCGCCGGCCATGAGCTTGTCGAGCGCGGCGGCTGCGGCGGCCGGCGCATCGAGGTCCGGCTCGGCCGTCGCGGGTTCGGCGCGAGCGTCCGCAGCGCGCGGCGCGGCGACGGTCTCGGGCAGCGCGTTCTGCACGCGCGCGTCGAGGTCGGCCATCGCCTCGTCCATGCGCCCGGCAATCTCGCTCATGCGCGCGAGGACCGCCCGCGGCGCCACCTCTGGCGCCAGTGCCGTGACCTCGACCCGTTCGCCCCGCGCCATCTGCAGCGCCGCCTGCGACAGCGCCTGTTCATCCTGGGCCGCAGCGCGCAGGTCGTCGGGATCGGCAAGCGAGCCAGCGCGGCGCTGCTCTACGGCATAGGACACGCGGGCGGCGTCGACCATGGTCTCGTCCACGTAGCCGCGTGCCGCGGCGGCGGCCGGCGTCATCGCGCTGGGCGGCTCCGGGCTGGCCAGCATGGAGGCGTCGGCCGCAGCGGCATCGGCTGCTGAGCGCGCCCGCGCCGCCCGCAACCCGTAGGCGCCGAAGCCGGCCGGGATCAGCGTCGAGACTGCCAGGCCGACCGGGTCGAACGGGTCGTAGGTGTTGGCGATCTCGCCGAACCCGGCGTTGTTCAGCAGCTCCCGCGTCGCCAGCTGCTGCGCGACGAACGTGCCGGGCCCGCCCGCCGCCACCAGGCCGGCCGTCTTGGCCAACGTCGTGCCGGCTAGCGGCACCGCGGCGCCGATGCCGACGGCGGCCGCTGTCACGCCGCCCACCGCTGCCCGGGTGGCGAGGCCCACGCCCTTCTGCCGCAGCTTGTCGGCCTGGGTGACGCCTTCCTCGCCGGCCGCAGCGGCGAGGCCGAACGGGCCTGCTGCGACAGCGCCGCCGACGACCTTCCCGCCCACTCGCGTGAAGTCGAACACCAGCGACTCGGCCGCATGCGCCGTGACGGGGTCAGGCGCCCAGAACTCCGCGCCGGCGCGCAGCGCGTCGCCCGCGCCGCTGGTCATGAGGTCGCCGCGGTCGATCTCGGCCTTGGCCTGGCGTCGGCCCTCCTCGATGCTCTCGCGCGCCAGCGTGGCTCTGGCGATGGGGTCGCTGTCGAGCGTCAGCGCGCTGGCGGTGCCGAACGCCTTGACGACGTCGGCCACGGTGCCCAGCACCTCGTTGGTGGCGGCTGCGATGCCACGCGGCGCCGCCGTGCCCATGCGCCAGGCGCTGAACCGCCGCTGTTCGACCGGTTGAGGCGCTGCCGGCCGCAGGGCCAGGTCTTGAAGCGCGGCCGTCGTGCCGGCCTGGTATGCATCGTCGAGCATCAGCGCACCTCGATGATGAGTGGGTTGCCCTTGGCGTCGGTGGCTAGCGAGCCGCCTGCCATCACGCCGTAGCGACTCTTGCCGGCGTGCACCAGCTGAGCGTCTGGGACGCGCGCCAGGAAATCGGTGATCGGCATGGGCTTGCCGCCGATGAATGCCTCGGGCGCGCTGGCATTGGCCGGCGTCAGCTTCTTCAGCTTGGCCGCGAAGTCGTCCTCGTGCATGCCGTAGGGCAGCGGCACCTTCTTGCCGTTGCGCTCGGTGATGCCGCCCGTGGCCAGGCGCACGGCCTGGGCATTGTCGCCAGTGTTCTCCGCAGCCAGGCCCGCGCGCACGAGGAACGCCGACTCGATGGCCGCCTCGCGCTGCAGGTCGTTCTGGTACGCCCCGCCGATCATGCCAGCAATCTCGGCGCGCCAGCCGATGACCTTCTGGTCGTCGTCTTTGATGGTCTTGTCCTTGATTGCCTGGGCGCCCTTCAGGATCAACTCGGACGTGAAGCGGTTGGACGTGGTCTGCGCCGCGCCGGCGGCGATGGCCAGGCCGAGCGCCTTGTCCTCGCCGGCGATCTGACGGCCCAGCGCCTGAGCAACAGGGCCGCCGACCGCCTGCGCCAGCTGCGCGACGGCGCTGGCGCGCTGCTCGACCGGCAGCACATTGATGAGCTTGCCCAGCGCCTGTGCTTCTGTCTTCAGCAACGGAGAGACCGCCTCGCCCACCTGCTGCTGCACCAGCTGCGCCTGCGCGACGCGGACGCCGATGGTGGCCACGAGGCCGGGGATGCTGTCGGTGCGGATGGGCTCGATGCTCTGCAGCAGGCCCCGCTCCAGCGCCGCCGGCAGCGGGTCGGCGGCGTAGTCCTGCACCGACTTTCGGTAGATCGTCTCCAGCTCGCCGATGAGCTTCTCGATCTTGGGGTCGGTGCCGCGCTGGTTCAGCTGCGCGCGCAGGCCGAGCAGCGCCTGCTGCTGGACAGCCAGCGGCTGCTGACCGAAGGCGGCGCGCTCGGGGGCGGTCTTGAGCGATTCCCGGAAGGCGGCCAGGTAGGGCGAGCCGGCCATGGCCTGCGTCGCCTGTTGCACGTACTCTGGCGACAGCGCCTTGCCCTCGTTGATCAGCGTTGAGGCTGCATTGAAGGTGGACTCGGCAACGCGCAATCGGCGGTCAGCTTCAGCCTGCGCGCGCTGCGCTGCTGCTGCGGCGCGCTGGTCGTTGGAGACGCGGAAGCCCTCGACCTGCGCGAGTAGCTGCTGCTTGCGCTGCGGGTCCATATCGGCGAACTCGTCGCCGGCCAGCGCCTTCTCGACCTTGTCCAGCGCCTGATTGCTGCGGCGCGCGTCCGTGACCATGGCCGCGGCGCGCGTGTAGCGGCTGGCCTCACGGTAGGCTTGGCCCTTGCGCTGCAGCACGTCGGGCTCCAGGCCGCTGAACGGGCCCAGGCTTTCGAGCGTGCCCTGCACCATGGCGTCGGCCTGCGCGCGCTCGCCGCGGGCGTACATGCGCGAGGCGTATTCGAGCGTCTGATCGATGCCGGCGCGCACGTCGTGCTGGTCACGCTGCAGCACCGCCGCGCCAACATTGCGGCCGAAGCGGTTGGCCCGCGCGCCCAGCTCGCGCCGGCTCAGGTCTTGGAACTCGGCCGGGATGTTCTCCAGCGCCCGCGCGATGCGCTCGTCAGAGCGCTCCTTCCAGACCGTGCCTGCGTCGCCTTTCGGCAGCTGGCCCGTCTTCACGCCCTGGGCAATCTCGTCGTTGAGCGCCGCCATGTCGTCCTGCGCGATCTGCAGTTCGGACATGGCCTGCGCTCGCGCGGCGGCCTTGCGCTGGGCCTCTGCGGCGGCGGCGGCCTGGCGTTCGGCATGCAGCCGCTCGTTGCCGGCCTGCTCGACTGCGCGACCAAGACCGGCGCCGTACAGCTCCGGCGACGACAACGGGGTGCGCGTGGGCTGCGCGATGTTCTGGCCAAGGTCGGCCGTGCCCGGAATCTGTGCCATTACTTCCAGCCTCCCATAAATGTGCTTCCGATGCTGAACAGAGACGTCAGCGCCGCCATGCCGCCGGCCTGCTTCTGCTGGCTGGCCGACTCTTCAAGCGCGCGGGCCCTGCGCTCGCCGGTGAGGATGGCCATGGCAGCGTCGATTTCGCCGGCCTGCATGATCTCGTCCTCGTTCATCAGGCTGAACTCGTCGACCCGAGCGCCGCTGGCCGCAGTGGCAGCGCGCGCCGCGCCGCGCACGCGCTCGGCGTTCTTGAGCACGAGCGTGGCCTGGCGCGTTGCCGCGGCGCGCTCGGACCCCGCATCGCCGGTGAGGGCCGCCGCGTTGGCGTTTGAAGAGGCCAGCGCCGAGACGCCCTGAATCGCCTGGCCGCCCATCTTGATCCACTGGCCGGTGCTGGTGTTGCCGCCACCAGAGAAGAGGCTGCCAAAGCCGCCCCCGCCGCCGGCGCCGTAGGCTGTGGTCTCCGCGCCCGTCATCCCCGCGCCGTATCCGGCATTGCCGAAGAGGGCCGCCTTGTCCGCCGAGCCCATCGCCGCCGTGCCGCCGCCGGTGGCCGGCGTGACCCCGCCGCCGCCAATGTTGCCGGCCGCGCTGCTGGCGTAGTTCATCGCGTAGAACTGCGAGATGGTTTGCGCGACCTGGTGCATGGTTCGGCCCGCGCCAGTGTCGATGCCAGCTGCCTCGGCCTTCTCGTAGGTGTCGTCCGAGGCGCCGCCCCACTGGTTGACGATGGGCTCGTAGTTCTTGCCCAGCACCTTGCCCCAGACCTTGGAGCTGAACGGATCGGCGGCGCCAATGAAGGCCCGCTCCGGGTCGTCGCCGAACTTCTTGAAGATGCCCTTCGTGTTGAAGGTTTCGAAGCTCAGCACGTCGCTGACGAATCCACCGCACATGGTCAGGCCTCCAGAAAGACGCCGCAGCGTCGGTAGCCCAGGCGCTCATAGAGCCGGGCGGTGTCCTCGGTGTGCACGCCGGTCGTGACCCCAGCCTGCACCAGCACCGCGCCGTGCTTCCACGCCCAGCGCGTGTAGTCCCGGATCAGGCGAGCCGCGGCCATCGTGCCGCGAGCCTCTGGAGCGACGTAGAGCGCCAAGTCCGAGGCCTGAAGGTCGCTGCTGAACCAGTGCGGAGCGATGACCGCGAGCATGACGCCGGTGATGCCCGCGGGGCCGTCGATGACGCGAGCAAAGCCCCAGTCCTCGGTGATCAGCTTCTTCAGCGTCTCGGCCAGCCGGTCGCGGCTGAAGCGCATGCGCGAGAACCGGGGCGACTCATCGGCCATGGCCTCGCCGATGTCCAGCAGCGCCGACAGGTCTTGAAGCGTGGCATCCCGGATCATGACGGGTTGACGGTCATGTGGCGGATGACGGCCAGCACCGTCCACGGGTAGGGCAGATCCTGCTCCAGCACGATGTCGGACTCACCGCGTTCCCAACCGAAGTCGGTGGCATTGCGCAGACCCGACGACGGGACCGGAGCGGTGTCGAGGATGCCCACGCCGAACTGGCGCGGGTTGATGAACTGGCCGTTCATCTTGCCGCCGATGGTGTTGAGCACGCGCAGGATCACCTCGTTCGTGGACATGGATTGTCCTTGTGACGTGCCGGTGCTGCTGCCCTGCTCCGGCGCCTGCAGCACGGCGCGGGCGGTGTACGGCAGGCCTGCTGCGAGCTTGAGCGCCGGCCGCGGCAGCGTCACCTGGCCGCCCGTCACGGTGGCCGTGCCGACATAGACGTCGTCGGCAAGCAGTGCCAGCGTCTCGCCCTCCTGGTGTTCGAATCCAGACCACGTGGCCTGCGCGACGCCGACCGTCTGCTCCACGCGGGAGTTCATGCCGGGATAGACGCTCCAGTTCACGCGCTCGATGTAGCGCTTCGTCGCACCGTCGACCTCGTAGCGGGCGATCACGTAGGTCACGTCCTTGGCGCCCTCGGGCACCGTGACCGCGGACTCGATGACGCCCGGGCTGTCGGAGCTGCAGAACGCCACGACCTCCTGCTCGCTGCTGTAGGTGAGCGGCACCATGGCGCCGTCGCCGGTGACGATCCACGCGACCTGTTGCGGACGCTGCTGGAAGGTGATGGCGCGCACGCCGCTGGTGAACAGGTGCTCCGACCAGACCGAAATGTCGCGGCTGCTGAAGCCTTCGCCCTCGTTCGCCAGCGCGCGCACTGCCAAGCCGCTGGCCTCGGACACCAGCAGGTCCTTGCCGACCTTCTGCGGCCGCGCTGAGCCGGTGCCGTAGTTGCTGCGCTCGTTGATCTGCATGTTGAGCTGCGTGATCGGCTTCTCGATGCCGCCGCGGGCGTCGGACTCGCTCGATCCGGTCAGGGCGAGCAGCGCCCAGACGCTGCACAGCCAGGCCAGCGCGTCGCTGTCGTCGCTGTCGATGGTCTTGTACACGGCCGAGTCGTCGAGCGTGCCGGGCGTGAAGTCGAAGAACAGCGCCGTGCGTGAGCCCCAAAGGCTCTTCGGGTACTTGGAGGTGCTGCCCAGCCAAAGCCGCTGCTGGTAGAAGCAGCAGCTGCGCGGGTAGCCGTCCACCGCGTTCCAGAGGCTGCCGCGCAGCACCCACGCGTCGGCCGGCGCCGCGACCACATCAGCGAGCACGGAGCGGATGACGGCGTTGACGATGAGGCTGCTGGTGAAACCGGTGATCTCGACCAGGCCGCCGTTGACCTCGACGAACTTTCCGACGTCCACCGCGCGCCAGCCGGCGGCGCCTAGCGTCAGCGTGATGGTCGCGCCTTCTGGATCCTTGGCGCTGGGCGTGATCGTGGTCAGCGGCGTGCCCTCCAGCAGCCAGCCGGGCCCGGCCTGGGCAGCGGCAGGGAAAGCAGTCAGGACGTCGGCCGTGGCGCTTGTGGGGCCGCCGACGGCGGTGATTCGGGCGGTGCCCGTGCCCCAACTGACGATGCGGCCCACATCGGCCGCAAGGAACAGCGCGCCGCTGGCCGTGATCGTCCGGCCGGTGCCCACGGCGGGGTTGTCGATGGAGAGGTTGACGGCGGCGTCGCGGTGGCCCGTCTCGCCCAGCGCTGCCGGATTGAACGGCGCCGCTTCCATGCGCCACGAGGCATCGCCGAAGCGCAGCAGGCGCTGCACCGGCACCTCTGGGTGAGTGAAGATGATGGTGTCGCCACCGCCATAGGCGAAGTCCAGTGCATCGATCTGGGCCGTGGTGAAGGGCGTGACGATCTCGTAGGGCACGCCGGGCGATGACTCGATCTGCGCGCCGTTGCGCATCACGCGCATGTAGAGGTTGCCGAACTCCAGCACGTAGGCGGTCGCGCGGCTGTAGATGAACTCGATGAGCCGGCTCTGCGTCGCGCTGTTCTTGATCTCGGCTAGGTGGTCGCGCGATGGCGCCGCGGTGATGCCGCCCTTCTTGAGCACGACGCAGTTGCGCAGCTCTTTCGCCGAGGCGTTGTAGCGCTGCAGGTCCACGCGCCCGTCGAGGTCCGGCGCCCGCTCGCCGCCGGTGAAGTTCGTGACGATGGTTTGCGTCTTCATGCGATCACCAGCTGCTGCCGCCGCGGACGGCGATGAACGGGCTGTCGCCCCAGTCGGCGGGCGGGTTCTCCTGGCCGTCGACCGCTTTCGCCTGGGCCAGCACACCGGTGCCCCTGCGGTAGAAGCTCTCCTTCAGCGACTCCTTCAGGCTGGTGCTCTTCGTGATCGGGTAGGCCAGGTCCATCTCCATGCGCTTGATCATCAGGTTCGTCAGCATCGAGTCGAAGACGCCCTCGGTGACCTCGGCCACGTAGACCAGCGGCAGCGGGTTGGCGTTGGCCAGGATGCGGTTGCCTTCGAGCAGGTAGTCCTCGCCGGCGGTCCAGTTCTGCCCGACCTGCGTGGGCCGCAGGAAGTCGCCCGGCAGCGCGAACTGGTAACGCCAGTCGAAAGCGGGCGCGGTGGCCAGCGGCGCCAGCTGCACGCGCTTCTGCGCGCAGTTCCAGGGATGGGCACGGAGGATGTCCCGCTTGGCCAACGGGTACAGGTTGGCGCACAAGCGCGCGCGCGCCGTGTTCTCGGTGAAGCTCGCAATCGGGCTGTCGCCGAGCAGCAGCAGGGCCGCAGTGCAGATTTCTTCCTTGGTCGCCATTCGGTGCCTCCATGAAAAAGAGGGGGCACGCGGCCCCCTCTGCTTTGTCGCCAGTCAGGCTCCGATCAGGCGGCCAGGTAGGGCACCTCGACGCGGATCGCCTGGTTGGCCGGCACCGCAGCGCCGGCCACCGTGCCGTAGATCTCGGCGTCCTGGGTCAGCACATAGCGCTGGCCGCTGGTCAGCTTGGTGCCGGTGCTGGCCTGGACGGTCTGCGCCGCGTTGATCGCGGTGGCCGCGAGGATCGCGGTGGCATCGATGGCCACCTTCGTCACCGGGTCGCGCAGGCCCATGGCCAGCGTGCTGGATGCCGTGCCGGCGCCGTTGCTGAGCGTCACGGGGCACAGCAGCCGCGTGCCCTTCTTCAGCACGATGCCGAAGCCGATGGTGTCGGCGATTGCGGCGCCGGCGTGGGTGGTCGGCATCTCGCAGACCGCGGCGAAGGACTTCGCCTGCGAGTCGTAGAGCGCCTTGCGGTTCGCCGCCACCTCGGTGGGGATGCGGCCGTTGACTTCTGCCATTTCGTTCTCCTGGAGTTGCGGGCGTTACTGGAAGGCGATCTCGACGACCTTCTTCTCGTCCTGACGGCCTGCGCCGTAGGACGCGCCCATCGAGACCTGCCAGGCGTCCTTCTTGTCGCCGCGGCGGGTCACATTGCCTTCGGTGTAGCCGGTGCCGAAGTGGATGCCCGACTTTGCCCAGGCCACCGTGTAGTAGACCGAGGCGACGAGGTCGATCTTGTTGTACGGGATCCAGTTGAAGCCGCACCACTTCTTCGAGACGTCGCCCTCCTGCAGCATCTTGACGGCCATGAAGTCGGCGCTGGTTAGCGTGGTGTCGCTGAGCACGTCCTCGAGCATCTCGTCGTTGTAGGCGATGTAGAGCTCTTCGCCGTTGTGGGCGTCGGCCTCGTTGCGGCGGAAGATCTTCTTCGCCGCGATGAGCTTGGCCTTGGTGAAGCCCGAGGCCGAGACCGCGACCTTCTGCGTGGCCGGCAGCGCGGTGCTGGTGCCGTCCTTCATCAGCTGGCTGTCGCGGGCCGCGCGATAGATCATGTCGTCGATGCGACGGTTCTTGCGCGACATCATGTTGCGCATGTAGTCGCCGCCGGTCACCGGGTTGACGAGCATCTTCGGGATGTCGTTGCGGTCCAGCGGCGTGGCGCGGTAGAAGTCCTGCATGTTGACGACGCGGGCCGCGTGCGTCTCCAGCGACCACTCGGTGTCGCCGTGGCGGACGGTGTTGGCGTCCAGCAGGCTGCCGTCGTCGTCCAGGAAGTTGATGGTGAACGACTCGCCGGTGATGCTGCCGCGGTCGGTCACAGCCGACTGCAGGCGCGATTCCTTTTGCGAGGCGGCGGTGCGGATCGCAGTGTCCCACTGCGTCACGAAATACTGCGGGATGGTCGACATGATGTCTTGAACTCCGATGGTTGATCTGGGTCAGCCTTGGGGTTCAGGTTGTCCGGTCATCCCGGGCCTGCGCTACGGCGGCGGCGTCAGGCTTGTGTGACGCGCCGCGCGGGCTTGGCAGGTTGTCCGTGCGCCACCACGGGCCTGTTGGGTCCGCAGTGTTCGACGCATGGGGGTCCTCGTTCCTGACCGATTCAGTAGACGGGGGAGTCGCCGTGGCGCTTGCTGAAGTGCTGCTGCACCTGCTGGCTTACCTTGGCGTGGTCGGGGTGCTTCGGGTTCGTGTAGGCCTCGGAGCCCATCAGCGCCTCGACGTTGATCGCGGCACCGCCGGCGCCACCGCCCGGCATGGTGTCCTCGCGCGTCATGGCGCCGAGCCTGGCTAGCAGCTGCGCGACCTGAGGATTCGCGCCCAGTCCAGCCTCGTTGATCTGCGTCTGCAGGTCGGGCGGCAGCGACGCGAAACCGCGCTGGGCCGAGTTCATCTCGCGCTCAAACGTGGCCTGTTCTGGCCACACCTGTTGCAGCGCTTGTCGGGCCGTCTCGGCAGTGTGGCTGGCCTTGGCGTCGAGCAGGTTGGGCACCAGGTTGAAGTATTCGCCCATGACGAGCTGGTACTGCGCATTGGTGAGCCCTGCAGCGTGGGCGCGTTCCCGAAACCCCGCGGAGAGCGCTTCGTCGAGCTGCACGTCCTTGAACTGCTCGGGCGGCGTGTAGCTGTAGTCGGCCGCGGAGGCCGGCCGCACTTCACCAGTGCCGATGCGCTGCTGGGCCTGGGCGTAGCTCTCCGCGAGCTTGCGCGAGCTGGCCTCGATGTCGAGCGCATCACCGTTCATGACGCGGAACTTCTCCGGCAGCCAGTCGTTGCCCGTCGCGGCCGGCGCAGGCGCTGGTGGCGTGGCCGTGAACAAGCTGGCCGGCGCGGGTGCTGCGGGAGCGGCAGGGGCCGCAGGAGCAGCTGGCGCGGGACTCGGGGCAGCAGGCGCTCCAGACGGAGCCGGCGCCTCTGTGGGCGCCGGTGCGGATGCGGGAGGGGCAACAGGTGCGGTAGTCGTCATAGCGTCCTCGTGTCGACGGTTGTGCCCTCAGCGGGCGGGGTGTCGTCACGCACGCCGTTGTGGCGGTTCACGCGCGTGACGATGTACTCGATGACCTCGCGGTGCGCGGCGGCGCGGTAGGTCTTCAGCACGGCGTCGATGCCGCCGTCCGTATGCACCTTGGCCGCGCTGGCGAAGCGCCGGTACAGGTCCTCGAAGACTGTGGCGCCGCGCTTGTCGTCCTCGAAGATCTGGTGATAAAGCGCATCGAGGCGGTCGCGCTCGGTGTCCTCGGGGGTGGTCATGTTCACCGGCAGGGGCTTGAATTTCGGCGTCAGCCGATCACCCAGTTGGTGCCGTTGCAGAACACCGGCACGGTGTTGGAGCCGCCACCGGCGACGGTGCTGCCGACGTTTGCCGACGTGTAGGCCACGGTGGCGTCAGTGACGTATCC